AAAGCCGACAAAGAAGCTGGCAATCTTTCAGAAACAGCCAAAACATTCGTAGAAGATAAATGGCTATTTGATGAGTTCGGTTTTGCCGAACTACTCAAAAACGATTATATGGACAAAGGGAACGAATGCGAACAGGATAGTATGGACTTAGTTAGCCAAGTAGTCCCAGGTGGCTTCCGTTCAAGATACAATACAAAGCTACAAAACGAGTATGTAATTGGAACGCCCGACATCGTATTACAAGATTGTGTTGAAGACATTAAAACTTCATGGAATCTAAAGACGTTTTTCAATGCTGAATTATCAAAGATGTACTTTGCACAGGCTCAATGTTATATGTGGCTTACAGGAAAGGAAAAATATAGATTGATTTACGCATTAGTGCCAACACCTCAACACATGGTTTTGAATGAATGTGAGAAGTTGGCTTGGAAGTATGGCAAGAATTACGATAATGAAGATTACATAGCTCAAACTCAACAAATCCAAAAGAATAACGATTTGATTAAGGATTTACCAATTGAGAAACGAGTTAAGGTATTTGCATTCGATTATGATCCTGCATTCATTGAAACCTTAAAAACTAAAATCGAGAAAGCTCGTGAGTATTATAACACTTTAAAATTATAAAAATGGAAAGTAGATTATTAATACAATATAAAAGCAATAAACCTGAAGACATTTTTGGAGGACCATTAGAGGAAAAAGCTGTATTTGAAACTTTCGAAGAAGCAGTTATGGTTGCTATACCTTTAATTTCAGATATTACAATAAATGCAATATTGGTAAACGATGGATCTCAATGGGTTAGAATTAAATAAGATAAATTAAAACTATAAATTATGATAAAAATGGTAAAAATAATAACACCACCAATGTCAAATAATTCAAATGTGCTTTTAGGCGAAATTTTATCTGAACTAGCAAAAAAACAACTTCAAGTAAAATTATTAGTAGGTTATAATGATAGCTTAAATGGGTATGGATGGCACGTTAAGTATTATATTGAAGTAACTGAATGTATTGAGTATTGTCCTAAATGTAGAGTAAAATATAATGTAAACTATAAAGATGACTATTATCCATTGCATCACCAACATTCACATCATCAAGAATATAAAACAATTTTTGCAAAAGAATTCATGTCTGAAAGTGATATGTGTATTGAATTATTAAATATAGATAAAAATTAAAATTATAATTATGAAAGAAAAATTTGAATTTATTTACAACACTGTAAAAAATAACATGGAAAAATTAGATAAAAAACTAATTAATGTTGAACAAGCAAAAGCTATGGCTTCATTGGCTAAACAAGCTAACAATGTGTTAGTTACTCAATTAGATGCTGGCAAGTTTATAGCTAATATTAAAGACGCAAAAATACATTTAGATGAAGTTGGATTATAATACTTTAGAAGTTTTTAAACATACACGAAGCCCTTATGAAATATGGTGCGTTGAAAATGTTGGGACTTTAGGCTTTCAACTTCATCAATTTAGAAAAGGATTTTTAAAACGTAAAAATGTTAATGGGTATAAAAAAACAAATAAAAATACTCCTATTATAATTGATAAATTGATAAATTCTTTTGATAGAAAAATAAAAAATATCTCAATATTTACAGATAATGTAAAAGATGAATACTTTGAAAGAATCAAACATATTTTTGATGAACATTATAACGATACTTTTGAACCTAAAAAAAGTAAAAAGACGTGTTATTTTGAATATTTAGCTGATAATTATATCCTATATAAAAAAAATTATAAATCAAAAACATTTAAAGAATTTAAAAGCAGTGGGCTTTTAAAAAATTATAAAAATTAAAACTATAAATTATGGAAAACGAAATAGAACAACACATCCAAACACTAACAGCATATGAATATACTTTGCTGAATACCATTTGCGATTATTCAAAGATTAAATTAGATGACTTAGTTGGTCAAAAAAGAAAGCGCAAATTTGTGAACGCTCGAAAGATTGCAAGCTATCTTCTGAAAAAGAATGGTTATACCCTTCAAAACATTGGGCAAATTATTAGCCTTATACCTAAAGACCATACGAGCATAATGTATAACATACGTTTAGCTGAAAGTCACTATCAATTTGAACCTCTATTCAAAAACATTGTAGATAGTGTAGGCAATGTAGTAATTAAACAAGATTTCAGTTCATTAAAACACGTAAAATGATTGAGTTAAACGAATACATCAAACAGAATCCACAAATGAAATTAGATCATATATCTAGGCTTTATGGAGTTAGTGTTAGTGCAATAAGCAAACGTAGGAAATCGCTTGGAATTAAGCACGAAACAGGCGAGCTTTGTAAGAAAATAGCATCAATGCTAGATAAAAGAAACATCGAGATAGCTAACGAATTAAAATGCTGCCAAAGATTAGTCGCATGTGTGAGATTTAAGAACAATAAAGAAAAAAGAATGAATAAAAAAGTGGAGCTGAATCCCGAACAAATAAAAATAGTAAAAGCAAATTATGACAAGATAAGCATTGATAAGCTCGCAAAATTAGTCGGAGTGACTAAAAACATCCTACGTTCTAGAATGATTGAAATGAAGCTATATAACGAGAAATCAAAGGTTAACTTTTATGGCTACGATTTGGACAATGGAAACGGCTATTTTGATATTGATAAATACACTAAAATTATGTATTAATGGATCCGAAATATTTAAAAAGCAACACCGACATCACGCTTATTCTTACCTATGCAACGCAAATTAGTAGACTTTGTGAGAATGTTATATTGGACATGCAACTAACAAAGAATCTTAAAAAGGATTTCACTGACTCAATGAATGCAGCGCTTAGAATACACAAGATTATAGCCAGCATAACTAACTATGAAATGCGAAAAGAGATACACGAAAGAACTACTAACAATTACGATACAGGCGCATTTGATAATATCATGTTCACAATAGGTCAAATGTCGGATGAGCAACGTAATTTAGCAGACGAAATAATGAGCGAAATATTAAATAACACTTTAAAAATAAATAGAAACAATGACAATAACGAATGAAGATAATATGGATTTAATGGCTCGTTATCCTGATAAGTATTTTGATTTGGCTATTGTTGACCCTCCTTATGGGATAGGATTTGATGGTTCAAAAAAAAGTACAAGTAAACATGGTGGAAGAAAAGAATATAAATTCAAAGGATGGGATAATAAAATACCAACAAAAGAATATTTTACTCAATTATTTAGAGTAAGCAAAAATCAAGTTATATGGGGAGCTAATTATTTTACTAAATTTTTACCAAGTTCAATGGGTTGGTTATTTTGGGATAAAGGTCAAAGAATTTGTAATTCAGATGGTGAACTAGCTTATACTTCATATCAACAAGCGTTAAGAGTTGTTGAATATAATAGATGTGAAATAAAAAAAATAGGCGGTGCAATACATCCAACCCAAAAACCAGTCGCACTTTACAAATGGCTTTTAGATAAATACGCAAAAAAAGGCGATAAAATCCTAGATACTCATTTAGGGAGTGGCTCAATAGCAATAGCTTGCCACGATTACGGATTTGATTTAACAGCATGCGAACTTGATAAAGAGTATTACGATAAAGCAATGAAAAGAATAAACAATCATATTTTACAACAAAAATTATTTAACAATGAATAAAAATTTAAAAGGGTTTGAATACCTAGGTAAAACGAAAAGCGACAAAGGAAAAACATTTGAGACAAAAAAAATCGATGTCGCTAAAATGAAAGCGATTAGAATTGATAAAAAAACAATTAAGTTAATTAAAAAGTAAACAATTAAAAACAAATATATGAGTACAATGATTAGCGGGTATTTTACCCTAGAAAAACTAAAAGAAATCGTAAAAGTTTGCGAAACTAAAAACGAAACAGGCTTTAAATTTACAGCCTCTATTTCAGACACATCAAACCAATACGGGCAAAATGTGAGCTTCTTTGCAGAACAAACCAAAGAACAACGAGATGCAAAGGTTAACAAGTATTATTTTGGCAATGGAAAAGTTTTTTGGACCGATGGCAAAGTTACTTTAGGAACTAAAGACCAACCAATCCCAACAAGCGAAGTGAAATACCAAGGCGGTAAAGTTGAAGATGTAAGAGTATTACAGGCTGGATCGGACGATTTACCATTCTAGTCAAAAAATAATATATAAATTTGTAGTTCAGTTCTTTAATTAAAAACATGGTGTGAGAACCATTATTTATAACAATTTTAAATGCCATTGTAGGTATTGCAAAAAACAGAATAGTATTTTTATCAATTGTAATATTATTCTTAATTCTCACTTGCAGTACTTACGATGGTTTTTTATTTTATGATTACATTAGATAGATGCCTTAGATTGCTAGAAAGTGGTTTATCACTTGCAACTTTAAGCGAAAATAAACAAGCCAATTTTAGTTGGAAACCAAACCAACAAACACCACTATCAAAAGAAGAATTTGCAAAGCGTTATCACTACCAGGGCGGGATCATGCTGAAAAGCGGGGAGCAAATGAAAGCGACATCAAACATTGCTTTGATTACAGGCTATAATAATATCGAAGTTATTGATGTGGATTTGAAAGTATTTGCAACTTTGCCGGAACAGACTAACTTTTGGAATGAGCTTCATGAATATCTAAAGTCAAATATTGATGACTTTGATTTAAAGTTTGTTATTTACAAGACTAAAAACCAAGGTTATCATATCATTTATAAATGCAATACCATTGTAGGTAATTCAAAGATTGCTAAATTGAAAGGACATAAAGAATGCGTAATTGAATCCCGTGGGATAGGCGGTTATGTTGTGGTTTATGATAATCAAATTAGCAAACTCGATTATCTTGAAATTAAGAGTATCACAGAACGTGATAGGCAAATCCTTTGGGATATTTGTAAGACGTACAACTATGTTGAAGAAAGCGAAACGATACAACCTGAAAAGAAAGAAGTTAAAGAGTATGCAGAAAACGAAATCACTCCATGGAAGGATTATAATGATAAAAATGACATATTTGATGTTATTGGTTCAGACTTCAAAATAGTTAAGAAGTTAGCAAATCATTACATTATTTTGCGCCACGGAGCTACGAGTGTGCAAAGCGGTTATGTTTATCGTAATTCAAATTGCATGTATTTGTTTTCGACTGGGACTATATACCCAAACGAAAAACTGATTAGTCCTTTCAGTGCATACGCAATAAAGAATCATAATGGCAATTACAAAGAAGCTGCAAAAGATTTATATAATCAAGGATTTGGAAGCCGTATCGTAACTAAAAAGAAAGCCATTGAGGATAAAGAAATAATCAATATCAATGCAGATGAATTAAATTTCCCTATTGATATATTTCCGCAAGACATTCAAGAGTATATGATTGAATGTAATAAGACTTTGGATAGCTCGATTGATTACATGGGATGTTCAATGTTATGGTTACTTTCAGTTATTGTAGGCAATTCAATTCAAATTGAGGTTAAGCGTGGATGGTACGAAACTTGCAATGTTTGGATTGCTATTGTTGGTAAGGCGGGACTAGGTAAAACTCCAAGTATTAGCAATATTATTTATCCACTCCAAAAAATCAATTCAAAGAGAATTAAAGAATACATCAAACAATATGATAAATACGAAGCCTATTCAAAGTTAACCGCTGATGAACAAAAGCAAAAAGAGGAAACAAAAAAGCCTATAAAAAATCAATTCATTGCCAATGATATTACTTTGGAAGCCTTAGTTGACCTTCATCAAGAATCAAAAAACGCAGTCGGAGTGTTTAAAGATGAACTTGCTGGTTGGTTCAAAGACATGAATAAGTATCGAGCGGGATCAGACCTTGAATTTTGGTTAAGCTCGTGGAGTGGTAAGAGTGTGAGCATGAATCGAAAGACCGCGAAATCCTCGTTTGTTGAAAAACCTTTCATTCCAGTATTGGGTGGCATTCAACCTGGTATATTAGAGCAATCCTATACCGCTGAAAACAAAGAGAATGGATTTGTTGATAGGATGTTAGTAAGTATGCCCGAGTTAGAAATTGAAAGCTATAATACAAACGAAATGGATGAAGCTACGTTATTATGGTACGAAACGTTTATAATAGGAATTTACGAGCATGTTAAATTCACATTGATTGAATATGACCAGGACGCTGAAATCCTTGTTAAGAACGCTAAAATGGATGCAAAAGCTAAAATTGAGTGGGAAAGAATCTTCAATGACATTACCAATGTGCAAAATTCAGACGATGAAAACGAGTACATGAAAAGTATGCTACCAAAACAAAAGTCTTATATCCCTCGATTTGCGCTTTTAATACACATATTAGACTACTTCATGGATATTAAGCATAAAGACCCTTATATCGTAAATAAAGACGCAATTTTGAAGGCTGAAAAGCTATCCAAGTATTTCATTCAAATGGCAAAAAAAGTTAAGGTAAATTCAATCGAGCATAAAGAGATTAAAGACGTTATCTACAATGCAAAAAATAAGACAAATAAACAAAAGTTTGAAGATATGTACATGTCGAATCCTGAATTAGACAAAAAACGAGTAGCTGAAATGCTGGGATTATCACGAACTCAAATTTATAGATATATAGCTGAAATTGAGAAAAAAGTGTAACATCGTGTAACGTATAGGTTACACAGACGTTACACACTAAAACGTTGATAATCAACACTTTAAGTAAAAAAGCGTGTAACATGTTACAGATTCATAAAAAAAATAAATGAAAAATAAAATCAGAAATAAAATTAAAATTTTCACTTCGTGTAACATGTTACACAAAAAACTCATAACTCATTGATAATCAATGAAAATCGTGTAACGTATCGTGTAACCTTTGTGTAACGTAGTGTAACATTTAAAAAAATATAATATGAACAGAGAAACCAAAAAAAGATTCTTACAAGCAAAGCGTGAACATCTAATTAGAAAATACCCAACATGGACAGAAGATGATATCAAATCATTTAGTCATTATACCAAAACTGATAATGGAGCAAATGGCTTAACTCGATGCATTATTGACTGGATAACATTTAAAGGCGGTCAAGCTGAAAGAATAAACACAATGGGAAGACGTGTTGATAATACAAAGATAGTTAAAGATGTTTTAGGCTTCACAAGGGTAGTTGGTTCAGTTAGCTGGCAAAAGGGCACAGGAACGAAAGGAAGCGCTGATATAAGCGCAACTATCCCGATGGTAGTGAATAACATGAAAGTAGGAGTTAGTGTTAAGATTGAAGTTAAATATGGCAAAGATAGACAAAGCGAGGATCAAAAGAAGTATGAACATTCAATCAATGAAGCGGGGGGAATTTATGTAATCGCTCGGAATATTGATGAGTTTGTGGAATGGTACGATGAAACTTTTAAAAACTAATAAATGAAAAAACAAAAGCAAGTAGTAACTCAATTTAATCTATTCTCAAATTTATCAATTAATGAAAAGGTAAATTTAAAATCTTGGAATGAATCAAAGCACATCAAAGAAATAATATTGTCAAAATACGATAATTGGTTTGACGATACTTATTTCACAAAGCATGATTATATTCAATGGAAAAAATCCGATATTAACAGAAAGTGGGTAAAAGGATGGAAATTATAACGTGACTTATATTACACATCACAATCATTAACAAGTATATTTTATAACACATTATGCAAATAGAATTTAAAATTACAGGTGAAGACCAAAACGAATTAATGCCATACTTTCAAGCGAAAAATAGAGATGCTTTTTTATTCGATTTATTCCATAATTTTTTCAGACATTGGAAAAATACTGATGGATTAGTCGACATCGAAGATGTTAAAGAAAAGTTATTTGAGTTAAAGAATGAACATAATATAATTTTAATCAATTAATAATACACTAACTTTGTTTTCCAAATGAAGCTAATTGACTGATATAGTTCAAGAATATCCTATCTTAATAGAAGCTAGTAAGAAGATTACTAACAACCATGAATTACACTTGGACTTGTTACACTATGCTTTAGAGGAGCTATATAGTAAGAAAAATTATGAGGAAATAATCAATAGTGGTGGCGTAAGGTTTTATGTAGTCAGAATTATGCTTACTCAATGGCGGTCAAATACAGGCCCGTTTTATAAAATGTTTTTTAATCAGAAATCAAATGAGATAAGCGAAGATATAATTGACTATAAAGAATACGACCATAACGAGCTCGAATATATCAAAGCATTAGAAGACCTGGCATGGTATGATAAAGAACTATTCAAGATATTTTCAGACAAACAACATACGATATCAAGCCTATCACGTGAAACTGGAATCCCGAGGTCAAGTGTTGACATAACCATTAAAAAAGTACGCAAAATATTACGCAAACTATGAGTAAAGTATTAATAGTAGGAGACCCACACGAACCCTTTTGTTTAGAAGGTTATTTTGAACTTTGTAAAAAAACATATAAGCAATACAAATGTGATAAGGTAGTATTTATAGGAGACATAATCGACTCACATTTTAGCTCATTTCATTCTACCGACCCAGATGGATTAAGCGCAATCGATGAATTGAATGCAGCTATTAAGAAGTTACGCAAATGGCACAAGGCCTTTCCAGGTGCAACAGTTATAATCGGT